TTAAGTACACTTTTATTAAACGTTCAATATGAAATCTAAATTTAGAAATCACATTTACTTGCTTAATGTACCGAAAGTCCTAAGACGTGACTCTTGAATGAAGGACCATGATTTTGGTCCTTGATTCAGGATTCTCACGTGGGCTGTAGGTCTGGGACAAGAGGACGTTAGTTTACTTCATATTCTTTACAAAAGAATAAGAAGTATGTATGTCACCCAAGGTAAGAGGCGAAACTTACGTTTCGTTTATTCCTACCTGAAGGAGGCATATACAATAACTGTCTCTGTAAAAGTATCATCCGCTTATACACCAAAAGTTGGTGTACGAGTTGGAAAAGTAACAGGTTTACCGTTACTGATACCAGGAAGAATCCGTGAAAGGATTCTCACTGACAGGAGACTTTATATTGCTGTTTTGACTATGTTGGGTATCCACAGAGTAATTCCGTGGTGACCCGATGTTGACCTTAAGACTGTGACGGATCCCTTCAACGGGACACGGCAAACTATTCAAGGCCTTAAAAAGGCTAAGAATAAATTGCTTCGTTTAGCAGGAGTTAAGTCTTTAAGTTTTAGAAATTTAAAGGCGCAACCTCTGTTCATTCAATCTGCAGGGCCTAACGGCTCTATAGCTTGGATGAATGTGGTTCAGGATATGATTGGTATCTTGCGATACCCTTCATATTGAATCACACTATTACAGTGGTTTTACTTTACTCGCAGTTGGTTCATGATCACTTCATTTCTGTTAGTGAGCATGGGCGCAAGCTTTGCCATCGTTACTATAGCCTTAAGGAGGCTATGGTGACGAGTTGGCGCACCTATTTACCGTGCCCTTGTGACATGAAGATCGTTCTTACTTCGTAAGAATTTAGAACATTCATCCTTTCCAGAATGAATCTTCTATGATTTTCATGACACTTCTCTTCTGACCTTTGTAATATTTCTTTTGAAATTTACATTGCCAAAGGAGATGTGGGTACCTGGTAAAGAGTTACTTAGCTTAACGCACTTCAACCTTTCTCGTCTATCCGTGGTTTATAAGACCGCGGGGAAGGCGAGAGTGATTGGTATAACCAATTACTGGGTTCAAGTAGCACTTTATCCTTTACATAAGGAAATCTTTAAATTTTTAGGGAAGTTACCTACTGACGGAACTTACAACCAACTTGGCCCTGTTTGGGCCTTGAGGGCTGATGGTTCTAAATACTTCTCTTATGATTTGTCAGCGGCAACCGATCGGCTGCCAAGACAGATACAAAGAGATGTATTGTGTCAGTATATAACTCCTCGACTTGCAGATTTATGATGCTCATTAGTGGATATGCCCTTTAAGTTTCGCGACGACATAGTAAAATATGCTGTCGGTCAACCTATGGGGGCTTATTCCTCATGAGCAATGCTCGCGCTAACTCATCACATGATTGTCCAAGCATCAACGAAGAACATAGTGGAAAACTATGCAATCCTTGGTGACGACGTCATTGTTCCTGAAGTAGCAGCTCCAAGTTAT